AATATACTCAGAACTTGCTGTTAAATCTCCACCTGCTGCTGCAACTGCGGTTATCGAACCATGAGCAGGAGCTTTAACGGCATTTATATTAAAGCCCATATCAGAACTAACCATTTCTGTACTGTTAGTTCCTTTTACATCTAATTTATAAGAAGGGGTTGTTGTTCCCATTCCAACATAACCAGATATAGATAGTGAACCAGTGAAAATGCCGTCAGTAGCGGATATGTCGTAAGAGCCCAACGATACATCACCCGTGGCCCCGGAGTATGGGACGTAGGTACTCGCCGCCGTGGAGGAGGTGAGGTAGGACGAGAGGTCCCCGGGAACCAAATAATCCGTGCTGGCCGTTGCCGTAGTAACCGTCGCGCCATTCCCTTTCAAAAGCCCCGTCATATCCGTCGCCGTCGTAGACCCTACTAGGTTTGGTCCTGCTTCTCCCTGGGGGCCTTGAGGACCGGGTGCTCCTGGTTGTCCGTCTGCTCCTGCGGGTCCCTGCGGTCCTTGTGGACCAGGTGCGCCGTCCTGCCCTGCGGGGCCTTGTTCACCCTGCGGCCCTTGCGGTCCTTCGACGCCGAGCTGATCGATCGTTGCGAGGGCCTTCTGGACGTCCGTGTCTGAGCTTGAGAGATTCTTCGTAAAGGCAGAGGCATTCGTCGTGATGTCTTTGGCCGGGGTCTTGGTCGCCGCAAACACGGGATCGCAGGAGGAAAAAGAACACGCGATGAATGATGCGAGCGATAAAACTCTAAACAGATTCCGCATAATTCCCCGAGACCTTGTCCCCGGCGTCCACACCCCCGAGAATCGTAATCGTTTTACCGACCACGGTGAAATCGTCCGTCAGGTCCTGATGGATGCCGTTGATGAATAGATTGATGGAGTTTTTGTCCGGCGTGGACGGCATCTCGAAGTCCTCTTGCCCTTCTGATGCGATAAATTTGAACGTCTTGAAGGAGCTCTGGACGAGGACGTCGCCTTTGCTCTCAAGGCTTACCGTCTGACGCGGCTCCTGGATCACGACCACGCCAGAGCAGTCGGCGATCCTCAGTTCCGAGGCTTTCTCGATGATCGTGATGCATTCCATCTTTATGCCTCCGCTTAACGGGTTGCGTCTTGCTCAAATGTGACAGGCCCGGCCAGTTTCCTGAAAATCGCACCAGTCCCGTTGATGAGGTGCAGGGAATAAACGCCTTCCGCCGGATACTCAAACCCCGCCGAATCGGCCGCCGGAATGTGGATCAACACCACGCCTGTCCCGGCCGTGATCTGTATCCCGCCATTCTCAGTCGTGAGCTCCGCGATCACCTCGTCGCTTTCCAAGGTCCTTCGTATCTGCATCTTCCCCGTGTACCCCGTAAGATCACGAGGCGTCACCTTGTCGGAAAGAAGGAGCGTCAGCGTCAGATAAAAATCAACGCCCTGAATGACCGTGATCGGATATTGTATCTGCCCCATGATTTACACCGTTGGCGGGTTATCAAGGTCGATGTTCTGTTCCTTGAGAATGCCGTTCAGTTTGTTGTAATCGGAACGCGTGATCTTTCCGTTCGTCACAAACTTCTCGCCCATCTGTTTCAGTCCGACGTATGTCACCCCGCCGGGGAGCATACCACCCATCACCACGACCGGATGCTTCAGCAAGTCTTTCACTCCGTAATCGGTGCAAGCGTACATCGGCAGTTTGCGATCTCCGCCACGTCACCGGTTTGATCCGCCGGATGCGAAAGCCCGTTATGAAAGTGCTGATTCATCGGGATCGCACCTTGCGCTTCGCATTCACGGTGGGATTCCCGTGTCGATTCATCGTGCGACGTGACCCACATCTTCCGTTTCACGCCTTCGTGCTTGTAATACAGTTCCGATCCGCCGTTGAGCGCCCCGCACGTTTCCGTGCGTGCGATCAGCTTCGCCCTGTATCCGGAATCATTGAAAAAGTTCTTCAGTTCGTTCCGGACAACCCCGCCCAGCGCTTCGATGCTTTCAGCGATCTCGGTCGCCGTCCCGCCGGCTGTGGTCGCTGTCTCCACCGCCCGACGAATACGGTTCTGAATCGCTTTCTCAAGGTTCACGTTCACGATCTGAATCTTACTGCACCGGACTTCCAAGTAGGACTGCGTCGCTTGCTGAAGGATGTCATCTTCCAGCCCCTTCGTGCGCCCTAAAACATCCCGTCCTTGCTCGACCCCTTGCTTGATGCTTTCTGCGATCAATGGCTTCGTATACTTCAAAAGCAAGTCGTTTTTCGTCGTCCAGTTCACGGAAAGTGCGCCTTTCACAAGATCAGCGTCCGGCGTCGCCATCACAGCCTTCCGGACTTCGTAAAGATACCGGCTGACCTTGCTTTCAAAACTCTTTTCAAGGCTCGACTGTCTCCGGCTGAACGCTTTCAAGATCGCCAGCTGTTTGACAGTCCTTTGGGGAAGGGTAGGGGGGAGTGCATTAGACAAACCCTTTTCGCTATTGGCTTTTCCAGCCTTCTCGTCGTTTGCATTCTCGGTTTGTGCATCATCCCCCGAACCCCAAAAATCTTCATAAGCCGGCGCTTCTCCGGCGGGTGCAAGAAGCGGACTGATCCACCACTTGTCACGCCATTCCGCATAATCAAACCCAAGTTCCAGTTTTTCGTTCACTTCGTTCGCCGTGAATCCCATATCAAAAAGCGTCTTGGCGGTCGTCACCTTCCCGTTGAAATCTTCTTGGAACGCCGGCACGTTCTTCAGATCGAACTTCATCACGATCTTGGCATCGAACGGTTTGACGATGAATTCGTTCACGCTGTCTTCAAACTTGCGAAGGATCGGCATCAGACAGTAGAACCAGAACACCTTCATCTGCCCTTGAAACGTGGCGTAGTTAAGATTCTCGGTGATGTTGAACAGCGCCTTCGGCGCTTTCCAAATCCCCAAGATTTCTTCACGCATCAGTTTCTTCTGTTCGATGAACTCCATATCCCTGTGCGTGGTCATCACGGTGGACGCTTTCAGTCCGGATTCCAGCACCGCCGGCTGGTATGCTTTCTTCGCTCCGCCATAGCGCTGTTTCCACCACTGGTTCAGCCGTTCCACTTGGTCTTTTCCAAGTTTCTGATCCGTGGAAAGCACGAAGTTCGGGGTAGCGTCGTTCTTGAAAAAGGCGTTATTGAACGTCAAAGCGTTCTGGTCGATTTCGATCTCGTCATCGATCGGGGAAAGCGGGGAAAGACCACGGTACGGGTTATAGGGATTGAACGATTTCGTGTGAATGATTTCTTCCGCCGGAATGATGATCGTCCCGCCCTGTGTCGTATACTGCCACGCCGTGATCAAGCCGGTGGCACGATCGATCTTCTCGGTCATACACTTCGGGTTTAAGTTCACAAGCTGGGGGATTTCCCGCCCGATCATTTCCCCGACCGTGTTAGCCACTTTCCGGATGAACGCTTCCCCGTATAAAGCAAAGTAGCCTGTCCATTCTTGCAAGAAGTCGTTGCCGGACTGCTGTGCGTTCGGGCGTGCGAACCGTGCTTTGAGCGCTCTCGCATCCGATGATTCCATCAGTTCTTCGCCGTCCAGCGTGTAGAACCCGAACTGCGCCTGTGGCACGTTTTCAGCGATCACACTGATCGCTTTGTAGACGCTGGCGATGTCTTGCATCGGGAACTGGACTGCGTTGTCCCCAAGCGTCATCGCTTGCCCCGTGATGAAAAGTTTATTCCACGTCGATGACACGGACTTCGCTTCCATTTCCTCGACGATCTTCGCCTTGATCGCTTCAAGGTCTGCATCTGCCTTTACCGCCGGCTTCGATCCGAATTCAAAACGCCCGATCTTAAAATACATTTTTGTCTATTCCCCCAATGTCCAGATCATTCTTCCCTGTGACTGTTTCCACGCATCCACGGCAAGCGCCAGCGACCAGAATGCGTCGCCGTGTCCCTCTGAATTCGATGGCGCTTTCAGATCGCAGTCCACCGATAAAAGCTGACGTTTCTGCCGTTCATCGTTTAAAAGCTGTAAGTTCTCCGCCGTGATCTCGGCGTCCAGTTCCGTCGCCATCCGGAACTGATTTTTGCTTCCGAATGTCTCGCCTTCCATCTCCGCCGGCAAGATGCCTTGCTCTTGAAATCCTTCAAACTCCGCACGGGTGTTGTCGTACTTCAACCGCTGAATGCCGAACTTCTCAATCGCTTGCGTTAAATAAGCGATCTGGTCTTTGTATTCCCAGCCGTCCATAAACTTGCTGTGAATCTGAACCAGCTTCCCTTGATGCTCCGCAAGCACACACAAGTGGGAAGGATGCGTTTTCTTCCCGATGTCAAAGCCGGCGACCACCGTCCGGCTTTTAAAACGTAAATCCCCGACAAGCGGGTAGTTCTTCAGCCGGTTTCGCACGATCCTGTTCAGCTTCGCCGGCGTGATGAAGCATTCCGTCGACCGCACCGGTTCGCACTGGAATTCTTTCAAGAACGATTTTTCGCCCATCGACCGGCGGTACTGCATCAGCTTTTCAAACGGGTACTGCTCGCCCCACAACACTTCCTTTGCGTCCCAATCCTTCACAGCCGGATAGAAGCGGACGTCATACACGCCCGTCTGTGACAGCTTATAAAACAAATCTTCACGATCCTGTGGCGTCCCGACCACGTGCAAGAAATCCCGTGGCATCGGTTCGATCTGTTCCACGAAGATGCGTTCCACCTTCTGCAAGATCGAAAGTTCCATCACATTATCCGGATCACGAAGGATGTCGTCACAGATCAACCCCTTCGGGTGTCTGCCACGCTTAAAGTTCAGAATCCCTTCCGGCTCAAGTAAGAACTCTTTCCCATCCTTCCCATACCGGCAGATCGATGCGCTGTCCGTCAAATCCTTGTAGCCCCCGAAATACTCCGGCAACGCCTCCACGATCCGCTTCAGTCGCTTCGTCTGGTACGATGCCATCCCTTCGGAATAGGACAGATACAGATATTCGTTGTAGCGATCCTCCATCCGGTAGAGTAGCCAAGCCCAATAAGCGATCACCGTCGTCGACTTCAAGTGGAAGCGGGCGCTGATCGTGCAAGTCCTCGTTCCGGTCTGAAGCCGGTAAGCCCATTCTTCCAAGTGTTCGCCGTATGAAAAGCGACCTTCGACCCGCTTGACCCCTAAAGCAAAGATCGTGACGAAAAAATAAAGAAAACTATTTCGTGCTAAATCTTCGCTGAAGTGTTTCAAGCATTCGTTCTTGGAACTCTCGATCTTCTCCGGTAAGTCCGCCAGCATCACCATTCGATTGCGCCACCGTGTTCACGTTTTGATTGTTCACGACCACCGTCGGTCGATCACCCTGTGTCAGCTTTTGTTTTTTCTCAATCAGTTCCGCAAGAAGTTTCCGGCACTCCCGCTTTTCTTTTCCCCATAGCAAAGGATCAGCACATAACGCTTTAAGGTCTTGCAAGGTCGCTTCGATCTGCTGGTTCAAAATTAAAATATCCTTGTGCGCTTCAAATTCCGGATCGACTTTCGCAAGCCGGAAATTTTCATAAAGCACTTGTCCGACATAAGTTCGGGACACTCCCAAACTTTCAGCTATATCTTCCTGTGTGTAATGCTCCGGCGACTTCAGAAGCGAAATGATCAGCGCCTTCCGTGTCCGTGTCTTTAGATTCCGCCCTTCGATCTTTTCAAGAAGCGACATCAGTTTCTTCTTGGGGACGTAGGGTGTTTTCATTGGGCGGGTTTCTCCGAAGGCTTTTCTGAAAGGATGAATCCGATGGCGTTTCCCTTGAACATTACGCCGGAAATCTGGTGGGACTTTTCGATCTTTGCGACCGATTCTTCAATGCGGGGACAGCGTAGCCACGCCATCTTTTTCACCTTCAAAGATGCTTCGTCTACGCCGGAAAATGCACGAACTGTGTCGATTACTATTTCATCTGACATTCTTTCCCCGTGAAAATAAGCGGATGCAGTTCTTTTCTGCTCTACATCCTTGTCAGATTTTTACGGGGTGCGCTGTAAGTCTTTCCCCTACAACGCTTTAGGGCGAAAGGGGCGCTACACGGCTATGTAGCACCCCTTGTATACCCTATTGGAAGGGTTACTATATCTTGGGTTTTCGGAAGCACTTCGGACATTCCGGCTTGCCGTTCCGCTTGCGGGTGACGACCGGCAGATCGACACCGCACACGTGGCACTTCGCTTTCGCCGGCGTCTTGCTTGGGTAGATCGTGAAGGATGGTTTAAGATATTGCGTCATCTGTAAACCCGCTTTCGTCCTTCGGTTTGTCCGCCTCAAAGACGTGGATCAGCGTGTTCGGGATGTGGTAGATTTTGGCGTATTCCTTGCCGTTCTTGCCGGTGAAGGTTTCCCCGATCCGCTTCCAGGCCACCTTCTTTTCCCCGTTCGCTTCGTATTCCTCACCGACGCATAGATATTTCATTTCCTTTTCTCCTTTGCTGTGTAGGTGATCGTCCGGTGTTCCGCCAGCTTCGGACAATGCCGGATTGCACGCTTCAAGGCGCTGACGATCGTGGCGTGCGACACGCCGACCGCTTTGACGATGAACCGGTAGGATCGGCGTTCCCGAAAATAAAGAGACAGGATGCGCCATTCCTTCCGGCTGAATTGATCGATGGGGAACTCACGGCAGTTATTGGTCTGGATCGTGTAGGTTTCTTCTTCCAGCGCATAAAGATCGTTCACAGCGCACCCCCTTATGTAAGACTTCAACATCACGCTCGTCATAAATATCCCACCCTAATTTTAAGAATGTTTCTTTTGCAAGTTCACCTTCCTTCTCGTCATTCATAATTCCTCCTTTTCGCACATTTCTCGATACATCCCAAGTTTCTCAAGACATTTTGGCTCCTTGTAAATTGGAATTGGGGTGATTTCTAGTTTCAAGCAATCCATGAGAATGTCTCGCTCTTTCGCCGTTAACTTCTCAAAGCATTTCAAATAAAGTTTGAACGAGGATTCTTGGATTTCCACTTCCTTCTCATTCTCCATGTTATTCACCTCTTTCTTTCTTCAGCCACTTCGGAGTTCTTATCGTTTCAAACTTTCTTTTCTTGGCTTTTTTTTTAAAACGTGAGCGCCGGCACGGCATCATCCGGCTTTCTTGAAGATAACTTTTTCTCGCCCGTGCTAGTTCTTCAGCGGTCATTTTGTTCATCCTTCCTGTGGATCACGCCCATCATCCAGCCGGCGACGAAGACGATCATCAGATATGCGATCTCTTTCATTTTGCGATCTCCTTGCATTTAAGGCGGTAGTGATCCGCCAGCGCCCGATATTCAAACTCCGTCCACTTGTTCTTTGCCAGCGTCCGGCACATTTCCAGTTCCGTCAGCGCTTGTTCGCCGTATTTTCGGATCAGTCCGGTGCGGTAGCCTTGCCGGTTTCCCTCGTTGAACGTGTTGCAGTGACAGCACTGCCCGTTCACGTTCTTTTCGTGGAAGCGCATCGACGGATGGGGACACTGACTTGTCGAATAGTAATGTCCGGCGTGTTCCACAGGACGGATGCCACAGGAAATGCACTTCCGGTCTTTATCCCGAAGCCGGATGTAGCGGTTAAACCAAAGCGTGAGCGTCCGGACGTGCGCCGTCTTTGGCGATCGCTTGCGTAAACGATTCATCCGGATCATAACGCCACCCGTGCAGTTAAATCTGCGGGCATAAAAAAATCACCTTGATCACGGGACGGCTGAACGGCATATCCAAGCGCCTTACGCCAATCATCGTAAAGATAGCCACGTTCCTGTGCGACGTGCCAATCGGTCGGCGGGTAGTGACCTTCTTCTTGAATTTTCTGACGCATCCGGCGGACGGATTCATAGTTCGGAAGCTCAAAAAACTCCGCCCAAGTGATCCGGCTTTGTGCGTTGTAGAACGCTTGGCACACCTTGATGAACAGTTCCTTGTCGCTGTTCCGTGCCGGTTCGTATGTTTTGAGACAGAAAAGCACTTGATCCTTCACACGTTTCAGTTCGGCGTAGATGCTCATAGATTCACCTATCGTATGCCCCGCCGTAGACCGGTTCGGCGTGTTCGTGGCGGAATGCCGGCGCTTCGGTCTTTTCGATCAGTTCCAGCGCCTTCACGTAATTACAAATCCACTTTCCGTCGGCGTGAATGAATCCACGCTTCATTCGGTAAGTGTCCAAAGCGATCCGTGCCTTGTCGTCCTTCGCCCCGCCAAGAAGCGAAAGCAAAAAAGCAAAGTTCGACACGTTCATCAACTGGGCGTCACGCCTTTGTGCGACCTCGCTTTTAAATTTTTCATTCCAAGCTGTGAAAAGTTCAGCACGGTCTTTCTTCGCTTCGCTTACCATCAGCAGTTCTTCCGTGCATCGTTCTGACAGCGTGTTCGGTTCTTTGTAATAAAAATCTGATAGTTTTAGTTCCACTTTCATCGGGTTTTTAACCTCGCTTTTAGCGCTTCGTGTTTTTGGTCTTCCGTCATCGGTTCTTCAAAGTTTTCCCAATCCGTCCACTCATTCAAAAAGCGTCCGAAGTTCATAGGGCGTTTCCAGTCGCTATTCGCTTCAAGGTGCTTCTTGTAATTCGTGATGGATTTTTCGATGCGGGTAACCATTTCAGCGGTCACTTCCCACTGGAAGAACATCCGGCGGGCAGAGGATTCACCGATCTTAGTGGGGAACATCGCCAGCAGACCGTTAAAGGCGGAAAGAACGTCGAAGGCGTGCGTGGAGTGTTCTGATCCGGCTGTGAAGGTCTGTGCTGTGATGCTTCTTTTTTCCTTAATACCTTCTTCTTCTATATCTTCTTCTATATCTTCTTCTTGCACCCTAACAGTTAGGGTATTATTACCCTTACCATTACCCTTAAGCAATCCTTTGGCTGTATACAGCCTTTGAAGTTCGATGATCTTTCTGTGCGGGTGACAGTCCGGCGTTAAAACGCCATACTGAAACTGAACGAAATCGGGTATCTGAATATATTCCCCGTGGTCGATCAGACGATCCTTGCCGTTTTTCATCGCTTGCATCATCACATCCGGATCGATTTCAGCGCCGACGTGAAATGACATAGCGTCGTAGTCCTTCTTCCAAAAGCCGGCGTTGTCGCACCGATCGCAAATGAACTGCCAGACAGCTTTATACAGTGGGGAAAGTTTTCGATACCACGGATCGTTCCACTTG